GTGTATTTCACGCTGACATCGGAGATAGCGCAGCTTCAAATTGATAACATTCGAGTCCAAGCCTCTGTCCTTCTGAACGAAGAATTTCGCATCAAATGGCCGAGGGGCGAATTGGGTGCGCTTCCTGACGATGCCAGACAAGACTTACGGATCGAGTATTTGCAGCGAGATTTAGAAGCTGTTGAGGCGCTAATCCAGAAACATTTTAACGAGCATGATGCGGAATAAAGGCGGGTGAGATGATTAAAAACTTTCTTTCTAAGATAGGTGTTGCGGTAGCAGCAACGGCAGGCAAGTTAAAGCCTGAGATTCTAGGAGCAATTACTGGAATTTTAATAGTTGCGATTATTGTTTGGGTCATCTTGTAGATGCTGACAACAATTAGTGCATTGATAGGCCCAATTTCCTCGTTGCTGGATAAAATAATTCCAGACAAAGACTTGCGTGAAAAGCTGTCGCATCAGATTGCGACAATGGCTGAGAGGCATACGCAAGAACAGGTTATGGCCCAGATTGAGGTCAATAAGGTTGAGGCCGCTCATCGCAATATGTTTGTGGCTGGGTGGCGACCAGCAATTGGCTGGATATGTGCGCTGGGCATGGCGGGAAACTTTCTTATAATTCCCTTTGTTAACATGGGCTTGGAGCTGACAGGAACGGATGTGCTGATTCCAATGATCCAACTTGCGGAGATGATGCCCGTATTAATGGGCATGTTAGGTTTGGGAGCGATGCGCTCCTTCGAGAAAGCAAAAGGCGTGAGCCGAGAAAGATGAGTCAGTTCTTAGGGGTTTTTTGGGCTTTGTTGGCGGTGTTGCCAGCAGTGAGTCCAGAAGCAGTTGCCACGGAAGTTACTATGGACAAGTTAATAGCACAGTTAAAGCGGCATGAAGGCGTAAAGCATCACGTTTATAAAGATAGTCTTGGAATCGAAACTATAGGTTGCGGAAGAAATATTTCTGGCAGCAGAAGGCATACAGGGCTAGGGCTTAGCGATGACGAAATCGACTATATGCTGCAAAACGATATTGAGCGAACCATCAAAGAATTGAGTCAAGAGTACCCGTGGTTCAATGATATGGAGGAAGGCGCTCGCAAAGATGCAATTATTAACATGCACTTTAATTTGGGAAGGGTTAGATTTGCTACTTTCAAGAACGCTCTGCTCCACATGGAGAAAGGAAATCACGCAGAAGCGGCTACTCATTTTTTAAACTCAAAATGGGCAAGACAGGTAAAGGGGAGAGCCTTAGAAATTACAGACCAAATCAGCGCAAATACTTACGTTTAAACATTCCTTAACCGGATAAGGGTAATAATAGAAGATGCTTGTTAAATATGACTTTAAGCCGGGTATTAATCGAGAAGGCACAGAGCTGACCGCAGGAAGCGGTTGGTATGATGCTGATAAGATTCGTTTTCGGAAAGGCAGGCCAGAACAAATAGGAGGATGGCAGAAGTATTCAATTAATTATTTTTTGGGAATATGCCGCTCTTTATTAGACTGGGTAGCATCAGCCTCTATTGAGTATCTTGGCGTTGGAACCAATTTAAAGTTTTATGTTAATGAAGGCGCTAATTACAACGATATTACCCCGATAAGAGAAACGACTCTCGCAGGAGCGGTTACTTTTGCTGCTGTTAATGGCTCTTCTACTTTAACCATTACCGATGTTAATCACGGCGCAGTTACTAATGATTTTGTTACTTTTTCAGGAGCAGTCTCGCTAGGCGGCAACGTCACTGCGGCTGTCCTGAATCAGGAATACCAAATTGACAATGTTAGCGATGCCAACACCTACACAATTACAGCTAAAACTACGGCTGGGGTTACGGTAACGGCATCTGCTGGCGATGTCGGAAATGGTGGAGCTGCTGTCATTGGGGCTTACCAAATCAATACAGGACTTAACACTTACGTTTCTTCTTCAGGATATGGAGCAGGCACTTGGGGTTCGGCTGCTTGGGGCGGCTCAACGGTTATTACTTCTGGCAACCAGCTTAGGCTTTGGAGCCAAGACACATTTGGTAATGACCTAATTTTTTGTGTGCGTGGTGGTGGGATTTATTACTGGGATGAAAGCGCAGGGACTGGAACTCGCGCAGTGGCTCTTACTGACAAGTTAGGAGCAGTAAGCCCTCCTGTTGTAGCCTTACAAGTCATGGTGTCAGAAACAGATCGTCATACTATTTGTTTTGGGTGCAATGGCATTGGCGCAGCGACTATTGATCCTCTGTTAGTCAGATGGTCTGACCAAGAAAGCCCTTTTGATTGGACTCCTACCTCTACAAACACTTCTGGTGGCGTAACCCTTACGGCGGGATCGTATATTGTATCGGCTATCAAGACTCGGCAAGAGATACTAATCTTTACCAATAACAGCATTCACTCTATGCGCTTCTCTGGCTCTCCGTTTACTTATCAATTTGAGGTTGTAAACGAAGGGCTGTCAATGATATCTCCTAACGCCGCTACCAATGCAGGCGATATGGTTTTCTTCATGGATCGGGGTGGTTTTTACTTTTATAACGGTTCAATCCAGCGTTTGACCTGTACTGTTCTTGACTACGTTTTTAGCAATATAAATACATCAGAAGAGTACAAGGTATTTGCCACTACAAGCGTAGATTTTTCAGAAGTCTATTGGTTTTATCCTGTAGGTACGGGCAACACAGAATGCACTAATTACGTTTCTTACAATTACATGGAAGACTCTTGGGCTATAGGGACTTTAACCAGAGGCGCATGGATACCAGCGAACACTAGGACTTATCCTATTGCTGCCTCAGCCATTACCTCCTCACAAGAAAACTATTTATACAATCATGAGTTTGGTCATGACGCTGACGGTATTGCTATGAATGGCTACATAGAGTCTGGTGGTGTGGAAATGGGAGAAGGCGAACAGTTCATGTTTGTTAATAGGATGATTCCTGATTTTGAGTTCAGAGGAACGACTGCGAGTGCCGCAATGGATATCACTCTAAAAGGAAAAGACTTTCCTTTAAACACGGCAACAACATTGGCTACTGCTAGGGTAACGCCTTCCACTAGTCAGTCTTATGTAAGAGCAAGAACTAGAGAGTCAATAATAAGAGTGGAGAGTACAGGTACTGGCTATGGGTGGACTTTAGGCCAGCTTAGATTTGATATAAGACCTGACGGAAGGCGCTAATGGCTCAGAAAGTAAATTTAGTTGTATTGCCTACTGCGAATCCTAATTATGATTTTCAGAATGAGCTTACGCTCAGGCGATCTATAGAGCGTTCCTTTTCTGCTGTCGGTGATGATGTTAGAGAGATATCCACGAAGGTAGGCAAAGAAGAATCTTTAGCCTTAAAGCGATACCAGTTTTTATTAATGGGGGCAGGCAATGGCTGATGTAATAAAAGTCTTAGGTCAGATCGCTCCAGTAGCAACCACCGTAACACCTCTTTATACGGTTCCTGATCTCGCGCAAACAACTATAAGTTCTTTTGTGGCGTGTAATCGTAATGCAGGCGCTCAAACTTTTCGGCTAAGCGCTCATGTTGAGGGGGCGGTAGCAAGCGACAAGCAATATCTTTTCTATGACAAGTCAGTGGCAGCAAATGATACACTGACCGTAGTCATTGGGATGACCCTTAATCAGGCCGATGTGCTTAAAATTTATGCCTCCTCTGGAGATATGAGTTTTAATTTATTCGGCGTAGAAACCAGCTAGGTATAAGCATGAACAACATAGCACCCAAAGCACCTCTAGCCAGACAAGCCAATCAAATGGCTGGTCATGGACGTTACGGAGATTTGCTTCTATGTCTCCTACTGGGCAGTTAACAATTAATCCTGTAACTGGTCAGCCTGAAGCATTCCTGCCTTTCCTAGCGCCTCTGATTGGTAGTGCATTAGGTACGGCTGCGTTTGGTGGCACAGCTCTTGGGATGGCTGGAGCTGGTGCATTAGGTGCTGGTCTTGCTACATGGGCAGAAAGCGGCTCTTTAGAGAAGGGCATAATTAGCGGCGTAACAGGCTTTGGCTTAGGGCAAATCCTTGGCGCTGGCGCTAATGTTGGCGCTGAGGCTGGAGCCAACGCTGCAACCGAAGTCGCTAAGGCAAACTTAGAAGCGGCTGGAGCAAACTTAGGAACTCACACGATACCTGATGCGGCTGGGATTTTAGCTGGTGGCAATATAGACCCCGGAGCTACCTTTACCGCCACCGCTGGGGGGTTTTCCCCTAATATCCCGTCAGATGTTATTCCTTTTTCTCGTCAGCAGACTGCTTACATAGACGCTGCAAATGCGGTCACAAGAGCGGGAGTTGTTCCCGGTCCAGCAGACATGACTGCGGCCCAGAGGATGGGTGGCTTTAACAGCGGTCTGGAAGGTTTTAAAGCTATGGGGGCGGAAGCGATGAGTCCCTCTTCTATGTTACCGCTAACAGTAGGAATGGGAACAATGGCCTCGGTGGAAAAGCAAGAGGCTATGGACGAGCTTGCAAAGAAACAGTTAGGTGAAGATAAGGCTTACGCTCAGGAATGGCAGGATGTTTTTGATGAGTCAATTGGCGTAGCCAACAGAAGCAACCAAAGACAGGGCCGAATGCCGATGCCCTCCCCCGCACCTAATCGAGGGGCATATGGCGCGCCTTCTAACCCTTATGCAGGACGATACGCTTCAGGTGGCATTGTTGGGCTTAACGGAGGAGGTGAGGCGTTTGGAGCTGCACAAGACGCAGGCATGGGATTTCTTCCCGGTGAGACCGCACAGGAAGCTTA